TATCGAGAGGAATACCGGTAGTAAAATATGTATCTTTATATACCCCAAAGGCTGGAAGTGCGTCTACCATTTTCAGCAACTCTTCTTCATTGACTTCTATATTGTCTAATGTGAAGATATTGGTGGATTTCATTCGTTTTTCAAAGTAGCTGTCCATGTTGCCACTATCGTCTTCTGTCTGAGCCTCAGCATTCAGACTGAAAAGAGAATAAAGAACAAATAAGAATATCAGGCTATTTGACCTGTTTATTGTTTTAGAAGTATAATAACAAGACATTGTGGTTGAAATATATATCACTAGTTTTTCTTTTGTTTAATATTAATATGCCAGATTTACTGAGTATTACTGTATGGTTGTAAATCTATATAATAAATAAAACCAGATTATAAAAAAGGGACAAAACAGCCTATTTAGGGGACGAAGCGTAGGTCCAATTATGATATGGTAATTATTTTTAGAAAAAATAGCTTCCCGTGATTTTCGAATAAAAAAAAGCACGGAATTGAAATTCCATGCCTGTACTATATGATTGCAAAAAAAAATATTGCACACTATCGAAACACCTAAGCTATTAAAATCTCCTAAAAGATCATCTAATCCAACAATCTCAGTTTTTTTGCATAGTTAATAGCTTCAAACATATTATCTATATTCAGTTTTTGAAGAATATTCTGCCTGTGATTGTTTACTGTATGAATACTGATAGATAGTTTATCCGATATTTCTTTACTGAACATGCCGGAGTTTACGAGCCTTAGAATCTCTAACTCACGCTTTGTCAGGTTAATATTAATTTCATCGTTTAACGGGAAAGGTACAATCTTTCCGGTTTTCATATTTAAGAGTCTGAATTTTATACCGTCAAAATTGGTATGGTCAGGAGATATATCAGCAACGCCTAAAACAAGATAAGGATTTCCGTTTTCATCCATTTCCAGTATCTGATGCTGACTGATTACCCTGATATATTCATCGTCTGAATTCAAAACCCTGAATTCATAAATATGTTTGTAGTCTTGCCGGCTCTCAACGGGCTGACTATACCAAAAATCAAATAGTCTTTTCTGAATGGTTGAAAAAATTACTTCATCATCAGGATGGATACGATTATTTAGATAATTGCCTTCGTTCGAAATATCGTTAATTTTTTCAATATCATATCCAAAAAATGTATTGAAATTTGAAGATGCATACAAAAACTTATTGTTGGTTTCTATTAGAAACACACAACTATTATTGACCTGCGACAATAACTCCGCATAAGATATATATTTCTCCAAATCCATATTTCCACTCATCGGCAACATAAAAAATGATGATTATTCACTATTTCGATAGATTTTATCCCATTCTAACTTTGCAAAGGTAAAAATTCCAATAAAAGAGATTGATAAAAAAGTATTTATAATCCACTCAAAATTATAATTATATGAAATTTGAACGTCATTTATATATTTTATTTATATTTCTGTTACCTCTTATGGCCAAAGCCCAGAACGACAAACTTATTGTTCCTTTCATGTTAAAGCTTGATCCGATGAAATATGTATTGATTGCAGATTTTAAAGATGATCCTGAATTTGAGGGAATAGAACCCCAGCTATTCGATGATTCTATAAATGGAAAAGGCATGAGGGTATTGATGTATAGGAAAGACCGGAAAGTAGATGTTTATCACGAAAGCGGAGTAAAGCTCATCGACTCGTCATATTCCCTCGGCAAAGGATTAGGCGATCTAATAGTCACCGAATTTGAAGCTTCTGAGTTTACGATAGACGATAAAGGATTATATTTGAATATCTCCTTTATAGACAAAGAACAACGCAAAATAGAATTTTATGTAAAAGAAAGCTCAGTTGATCAGGGGAGTTCCTTTCTTGCTCCGGTAGGAAGTGCTGTCGAAAATCCTCATCAGTTGTTTTTTGCATATTTGCATGATTTCAGGTTTATAGGTAAATCAAAAACTTCTTATAACATTAAAATCGGAGACAGAAACGCAACTTTGAGTAATTTTCCTTTTCCAAGTTTCCGTCGTAAGTATTCAGCTAAAATTTCTTCCCGTCCGCTAATCGGTATATTAAACCCGAAGATGAATAATTTACTATATCTCGAAAGAAATGTCAGCAATACTTATATAACTGAAGGGATGAAAACAATAACAAATTCCAAAGGAGATATTCTATCAATTACATCAAGCTATGGTGAGGAAAACATAGAAATGACATTTACCTCAGGATTTCCGGACATACTCTCATTAGAAAATGATAAAAACTATACAGGCGACTGGATTATTAATATGTCGGGCGATTATATCACAGGGGGCATATTTAATATAAACCGCAAAGATAGTATAGTTGCTTTGGAATTGCTGGTTACTCGAAAATGGGAACCTAAAAACAGATCGGTTCTTATGTACCTCATCCCCGTTTTCCGCAAATGGCCTACAACTTATCAGTGGAAAGCAACCCTTAATTTAGAAGATATGAGTATTAACGAAGCATGGTCGCGTAAAAAATAAATATTATGGATATCCTATACCTTCCTGATCCTGATAATATTAAGAGAGAAAATATAGAAACTGAAAATGATTTTATATTTGTAAAGTCGGATCGTCGTTATCTTAAAGTCATCTTCAGTGACATACTCTATATTGAAGGGATGAAAAACTATGTAACCATCCATACAGTAAATAAGAAAATTATGAGCAAAATCTATCTGAGTGAGATTATTAATCTTCTGCCACCAAAAATATTTTTCCGAATTAACAAATCTAATATCGTTAACCTGCGCAGGATCGATTCTTTTGAAAACAACGATGTTTCTATTGGCAATTGGGAAATAGCAATCGGGAACGTGTATAAAGAGGAGTTTTTTCAGAAATTCACAATCTGAAATTATTCTTCGATAAGAAAACGTATAACTTATCTTAATCACCCTCACTCTCTTCCTCATCATCCTTTCCCCCAACCGATGGCACCGTACCCATTACATCCCTGTCTGTAGGTTTGGGGTGATTGCCATGGCCTTCCTTATCACGATCCGGAGCGTCGCTATGATTTGTAAAAGGAGGAATAACCAGATATCTCACTTCCCAGTCGCGGTATTTCCATGCAGATGCTTCCCGGAACCATACCTCATAATCTATCCAGTATGCCTGTAGCATATTCGTAGTTAGTGGCATGTCGTAATACATAAGGTTGCATCGCTCATTCAGTGCCGGTTCGTACGATTTTGCATCCTGTATAGCTACGTTTATCCGTTGAAACACAAGAAATGTTTCGCATTCCTTGTCCGGGTCCTGATTATTAAGCGTATTGAGGATAAACCGGATGCGCATGGTAGCTCGTCCCTGACCGATTCGTTGTTGCTGCACAAGGTACCTGACATTTATGAAGTGAACGAATATTGCCGGAAATGCGATTTCACCTTCCATATTTTCATCCCGGATGATACGTTGGAACTGTCCGTTATCGATAGCTATTGTCTTGAAGTACGGGTCGCTCTGCGGATCATATTCATTCTCACGAATTGTCAGCAAAGCACGTTTAACAGCGGCATACATTTCAACAAAAGGATTAAGGTTGATCTCTTCCGGCTGTTCAATGCGCGTTTCGGCCTTCTTGATTTCTGTTTTATTCTTGTTATTTTTTTCTTTAAGCATTTGGAAATCCACGGAATAAAATGTGATAAAATCTTGTTACATCATAATCCAGTCGTTTGTTAAGTCCTATAAACTGTCGTTGAACCGGTTTTCTGGTAGAGTATTGGTTGACGGTATAGTTGTGGAGACTGGGATCAGTATTGTGTATGGCGGCATAATTCTGGTATTTGTTATTGCTTTTCCCCCTTTTTCCTTTTTCTGCCGAAGTATATTCTTTAGTCTGGATAGTGTACCTTGCCCCTCTCTTAAATAATCTGGAACGTGAGTTTTTTAGGCTGCCGATACTGGTTTCATCAGCGCTTCCTATAATCTTGGAACTTAGCTTTCCCGTATCGATCATCAAGGGATGAATAAATTTCTTTCCCCATTTAGACTCTCTTTGAGACCATCTTGTTCCTGTTCCATAAAAACCGCCTGAATTAAAAGACCTGATAAAGAATGATTTGGAATATTCTCCTGCCACAGTAGCAAAGTCCATAACATTCATTTGGAATTTACTTACAATCACCCTCGGCCCTGAACCGATTACCCATTGATTACAAAACTGATCAAGCGTTATCTTTGCCATAAGCGTAGAACTTTTGTTTGATTTTGTCTCCCACAGCCTTGAACCTTCCTGTAATATCCCGTTTGAAATAAGAATGTTCTTCTGAGAATATCTTTCCACCGGTCGCAAGACTCTCCCTGAATACCGGATTGACAAGCACATTTTCTTTATGAGAATGGATTGTCCCCAAAACTGAGCTGAAGCTATCGGTGACAAGGAAGCACCGGCATCCCCATTCAATCGGTGGAATAAGATCCGGAGGAAAGCTCCCTTTGGGATAAGACACTCCTTCGTGTGACAGATGCCATGCGCGTACCCTCTCATCACTCTGCGTCATAAATGTGACGATCGATTCTTCGGAAATAGTCAGCCACCAGGCAGCGATACCTGCTGCATAAAGGACATCCTGATTTTCCTGTGTTGCATAACTCAGGTTATACTTTTCAAAGATTTTCTCAAATTCACCAGGACTATCCTTTTCATATATTTCAGGTAGTTCCTCTGCCATACTGAATTCTTCAGCAACAGCAAAATCTACAAGGTTATCAATAGCAGCAACCAGAATATCACGCTGTTGCCGTTCAAGTTCCGTCGTGAAATCATTATGTCTTCTCAGGAGATTAAGCGCAGTATCAAAATCAAGCCTCATCCCGAAAATAACCCGGTCTATAAGAAACCCTGCCCGTAAGGAGATAATTTCTTCCATCACCTCGAAACTCTCGGAGCTGTTCTCATATACATCCAGGAAACGTTTGAAAGCTGCAAACAAAACCTTATAATCCCTTTCTGTTTGAGCTTTATCCGAATTATCAACTTTCATCAGAAGCTGACTGGTGGCTATTTCTTTTTGTGCAGGAGGCAGGATCTCGCCGTTTATTCTACCCCCATAAGAAAATTTGCGACACTGCTTCCTCTTGGATGTCCGTATCGTTTATAATACTCCTGGTCGCTCATAATATGACGGTCATTAGTGCTTCCCCCTAAAACCCCGGATTCTCCAAATGCTGCCGGTTCTATTACATTGAGTTGTTTTCCTACATGAATTCCGAATTCCTTTTCAATCTCGTCCGCAGCAACTTCATATTTATCCGTCACCAGATTATATAGTTTAATACGGTCCTCGTTATTCATTTCGATACGATTAGAGTATTTAAACTCCAGTCCCTCGTCAATATAATTTATGGCAACTAGACGGGGAATGATCTGTTCGTTCATTATATTCTCGATATAGCGACGGTACACTTCGATACGTTCCCTGAAAATATCCTGATGCGCTTTTGTCGATCCCACATACGACTGCATTCCTCCGGCCATACTCTCACTTCCGAGGATCATATTCGAGACTTCACTGTTTACAAAATCGATAAGGCTAATGTAAATCTTTTCCGAGTTCGACATGGTGAACGTCTTTATGTCCAGCTCGTCTTCGAGTCCCGTTACAACAACCTTATTCTGAGCGGCATTTGCAATATCATCGGCAAGCCTTTTACGGTCGGTATGATTTTCACTGACTGTTTTTCCGTGGATAATGGGCTGCCCGTAAGTATGGCTAAAATTTACATAGTTGGCAACCGTAAACTTCTTGGCGAGGATCAACGGGGTAGTGGCCGAAAACAGGCCGATGTCTCCGGTATTGATAAGTACATAATTCCTGTCGTATGTTGAACTATTCAGGTTCCAGTTCGGTAACCAGATACCCTGTCTTTTCAGGACGGTACGTTGGTCAGGTAAAACGTTCCTCCTTTCCACACTATTTACTTCTGCTAGTTTTCCAGTCCGGGGACAAATATGCGGCATGATCTCCAGAAGGGTATAGCCGAAAAGCTTCGACTCTACAATCCCTCTGATTATCTTATCAAACTGCGAACCTTGAACCTTCTGCGTTTGTTTAACATCTTTAATGTATTTTCCTTTCTCGTTTTGCCGGGCAAGCATATACCTGTCTCCGAGAATCTGGCTCTCAAGAGTCTCTATTACAGCGCGTATATGGGCATCTTGTTGGAGGCAGGCCTCGTATAGGTCTATGAGCCTTGACCGATCGTCAAGAATCGTTCCCATCGAAACATCCTGTCGGACTGACTTATATCTGTTATTTCGTTCGATCTCCCTTACATATTCCTGAATAGTCTTTTTACTGGTCCGGAAAATGCTGTGTAAAAGTTCACGATCGAATAATCCCTGCGTTTCTATCTTCTGCATTCCATTTTTTTGAAGAATAGGAAAAATGGAAGAAGAAGGTTATTGTGAATATTCACATATATATATGATAAATCGTCATATTCGATATACCCTAATGGTAAATATGATACTAAAACATATATAGTATTTTTATTGTTAAAATGACGTATTAAATATTTTAATAGCCTGTATAACAGATATTAAGAGTAAAATATTATGTTAATATATCATAAATATATTTTCTAATTAAATTCAGTTAATGTATATTTGTATTAATTCAAACTAAATCGAATAACATGAAAATGATAAAAGTTAAACCAGCAAGAATGAATCGTTTTCAGGAATTTCCGGAACTTGTCTTTTTTGAAACGGAAGAAAACAACATTTACTTTGATGCTACACACTATTTGGAAAAAGCAGAAAATAATCAGAAGCTGTCTTTCCGGGACTTTGATCTCGCATTTACATTCTGGAAATCTGCAATAAGTAGCGCCTATAATATTTCATTTTCAGAGTTGGTCGTCTTGAATAAAGATGATAATCATGTATTGATGGACGAAACGCTTTCTCTGCTTTTTGTCGCATATACCGATCCTGACTTTGCTGTCCATTTATTGGAAAGAATGACAGACATGCTTGTCAACGGGGTGGTAATGTCTGATAGTGCCTTGATGTTATTGACAAAGGCCCGATTTAGCCGGGAAGATCTATTAAATATCACACAGGATGACCAGAAGGAGTAAATTCAAGGAACCCAAGATGGTGCTGGTCTTCAATGGAGCACGCGTCTTGATAGCTGTTTTGAGGTCATTGCACAGCGCTGCCGAATTTTCGGGGTGTAACCTTCAGGCCATATCCTTTTCATGCACTGGAAAATACATATCGACCGGAGGATATTATTACAGACATATCCATCCCGATATCCAACTGGAGATTAATGATATAGACAATCTCACATTAGAAGAATACGATAAACTGTGTGGTCACGACAGAAAATATCATACAACCAAAAAGATGGCTAAGAAAAGGGATAGTTTTAAAAAGAAGAAGAAAGCTCACAAAAACACTGATATGAATAATGAAGAAGCCTAGGATTAATAAAATTCAGTTTAAAGAATACTTCATACACGTAATCGAAGACGATGAAGGTGCGGTTATTTGGGTAAGCCTGCAGGATTTATGCAGGGTATTGAAGCGAAGGGAAATGATGACAAACGGAAAAGCAGAAAAACTATGTACTTCTGCGACTGGATTCCCTTTATACAGCAATGGTAAATTATTTCTGTTTGTGAATATTCCGGATGTGCTTTCCCTGATTAAAAATGTCCGGGGAGAAAATAAGATGATCGCTAAAATCTGTGACGATCTGACTGAATGGGTAGCAAGGCTGCCGCTGGGAAGAAATTCGGATCAGGAAACACTATCGAACAGTAAGAAACTGGAAAAACAGCCGATAAAAGAAAATGTAGGTAACGATAACGAGGTGAAAATTATCAGCCAGCCTGCACCAAAGAAGAAACTGGAAAAACAGCCGCAAAAAAAGGTATTGAAAAAGTTAAGCCAGGAAGAACGGGATAAAAGGGCAGTTCCCGTTATCTATGAGTATGGCGATAATACGATATCATTCAAATCAGAAGATGGCAAGATTTATTACAATGCCACTCAAATGGCAAAATCTTTCGGTAAGAATCCGCGTGAATGGTTGCTTTTGGCCGAAACGACTCGTTTCAGGGAATCATTGGTTCTACAGGGAAAATCCCAGAATTTGGAATCCCAGATAATGACGACGCGGGGACATACCGGTGCTACATGGATAGAAGAAAGCCTGGGTATTGAATTCTCACGGTGGCTCTCCCCGGAGTTTTCCTTATGGTGCGACAGTAGGGTAAAAGAACTGGTCACACAGGGCTATACGACCATGCCAAAAGAGGAAGGGCAATTTCAGACAAGTTACGGGGTGATGAGAAAACCTCCGGGAAGTATGAAAGAAGCTCTCCAACTGTTGCTCGAACAGGAAGAAGAAATCGAAAAACGAAACAAGAAGATCGAAGAAGACCGTCCCAAAGTGGAATACTATGATAACATGATCGGCAACAGGGAGAGCTTTTCTACAACCTTTATCGCTATGGAGCTAAATATTTCTGTAATACAGCTCAATAAGTTTCTGCTGGAAGAACGGATCGTAAAATATGAAAAGAAGTATTATGCGGTTTATCCCAACTACGATGCTTTACAATGCAATCATCCCTATTACTGGACCAATAAGAACGGAAAAACATATGCGTATTCACATGGGAAACGCTGGACACATGCAGGGCGTGAATATATTATCGAACTGTACCGTCAAAAAAATCCATTAAAACTATTAAGATAATCATGAATAAAGAAGAACAGGAAATAATAATATTAAGAACAGGAAGAAAGCAAATTGAATGTAATTGTCAAAAATGCAAGAATCAATGCCGAACGCCATGTCTTGGGACACCGGATGATATTTTGCGGCTTATTGATGCCGGATATGCTTCTAAACTTATCCTGTCACATTGGATGGTGGGCATGATGCTGCGTAAAATTCCCTGTTCCATACCGATGGTACAGATAATGAAGGGTGATAATGGCTGCATCTTCTTTAAGGATGGACTTTGCGCTCTTCATAATACAGGTCTTAAACCCACAGAAGGAAAGCTGTCACACCATACAATCACATTGGAAAACTATATATTCGAGCTTTCATTAAGCTGGAACGTGGCAAGGACTTGGATAGAAGACAGGAATTTTTTAAAAGTGCTCAAGATATTTGCTTTGATGGAATACCTCAAATAACCTATATAATTGTAGATAAGTAAGTGTGGGAAGGCCCCTGAGTTGTATAGTCCTCAAGTACGCTCAGGGGTTCTTTTTTTGTGAAAGTATGAATAGAAATTACTTAAAGAAAAATTACAGGATCTTTCCGTTCACTATACAGTTTACTCAATCGTATTGCCGCATCTTTTACCAAGCTGTCTTTCATTTCTTTGGCATTAAGCGGACAGTTTTTGATACAGGCGCAACATGTAATACAACTTTTAATATCGATCAGTTCTGCATTTTCAAAGCTGATAGCACCAACAGGACAGTTTTCGGCACAAATTCCACATTGATTGCATTCCTGTTTTGTTATAATGAAATCAACGCTCCAAAGCTCTGTGACACCTCCATATGGATAATTACCTGATACACCTATTTCGGGAATATAGTTGTTTGATAATACAGATTGTAATTTCTCAGTTATTTTCCGTCCGAACTCTTCTGCATGGCTTAAATCACTTTTGTCTGGACGAGCTTTAGCTGTTGGGTTTTCTTCTGTAGAAAAAGAATGCTCACCAATATAAGCTGCTCCTGCAATTGGCTTACAGCCGCTTTTTACCATAATATCCTTAAGTTCAAGCAGGGCATTATCATAAACTCGGTTCCCATAAACCACTACGCATACCACAGGAGTATTATCTGCCCTTATAGTTTTTAGCCATTCCGTAGCAATCGACGGGACTCTTCCCATATATACAGGAACTCCGACAATAAGCAGGTCTGTTTCCGTTGTGTGCAATAATTCTTTTCTTGCATCAGGCTTGGTAATATCTATTATTTCTGGAGAATTTAAACCGGCACCAAGGGCAATGCTTTGAATAATCTTTCTTGATGTTCCTGTAGGTGAGAAACAAATCAGTTTCGTAGATAGAATTTTATCCTTCATAATTTTTTAGTTTATGAAGCCAAAAATAAGGAATGAAAAATGGGAATAATAGTATAAAAACGACAACTAAGCTAGTTTCCCCAGCTGCAACATGGAATTATTCTGAGAGATAAAGTTTTTAGGAGTGTTTCCTGAAAAACGCTTAAAGTCCTTTATGAAGTGCATCTGGTCATAATAACCATTGTTATAGGCTATATCAGATAATTTGGAATAGTCAGTAAATAGAAGCTGATTCAAACTTTTGTGAAAGCGATTAAGAGTACTGTAGGTCATTGCAGATATACCGACGTATTTGTTATACATTCGCTCCAGTTTTCGGATACTGATATTATTTCGTTGACAAAATTCTACTACCTGGGAAAAGCCATCGTTATGATTGAATTCATTAAAAATCTGTCGGAAACTGTCAGGGGTATAATTACTGTTATCAAGCAACATAAGCAATTCTTGTTCAAGAATAGTTAATCTGGTAACAGTATCGGGAGCTTCCTTTAGCTGCTCATTAATCCGGATTGCAGGCTTAAACCCAATTTCACTCGCACCGAATAGATGATTTTTTAATTCGGAAACAGGAATTCTCAGGAACGGATAAAATCCATCCGGCTGAAAACAAATGCCGAACATATGAACCTTGCCGGTTAATTGAAGTCGTGTATTTATAAAACGGTCTTGCAAACCCGAAAAAAATACGTCTTCCAGTGCATTTTCTTTGCCGTCCACGCTCACATATTGAGGCGTTTCGCTCAAATTGAATCTAAGGTTGATATTTCTTTGCGGTATCAACTTATGATTAAGTTCCATATAGTCAGCATGAATCTCCCAGAAGAATTTTATATAATTCTTCAGCAAGGGAGTTTGAACCGCATATCTCTTCATTTCATACTGCATCTGATACTGCTACGTTTTTTAGTCCTATGCAAAAGTACAAATTAAAGTCAGATGCAGAATAATTTTACAAAACAGCCACAAAGTTTAACCTTTTTGTGGTCTCGGTTAACTATTCTAAAATGATATCATATACTACCAACTAAAAAAAATTATAATGAAACTAAAACAAAAGATGACATTTGATGAAATGACACAACACATGAAAGAAAATTCGTTTAGAATACCGAGCAGGGTAACCGTAGGAAAATATGCCAAGACGCTAGGATATAGGGTATACAAACCGATGGTGGGAGGCAAAGTGCTTTTTTATTACATAAACGAAAGCATGGCTAAATATTAATATCCATGAAGGAATTGAATGATAAAACGCCTTTTGTAAAATACTATCCCGGGCTGTCCTATATGTTCAGCCTGGCCGAGACTAGATTTATCCTTCACATGGTAGACATCGACTATAAAAAGAAAAACGGTTTTAATACAGATTGGACACGGGCGGAATACATGAAAGTGATGGGAATGAATGAATATAACTTCGACAAATGTATTAAAAGGTTCATCGGTTTGAATTTACTGGAGAGAACCAATAATCTGACAGGGAACAGGGTATATTATTCATTCAACTCGAAAGTTTATGAAAAACTCGTCCGGATACTATCTGCAACCTGTAATGTTAACAAGTTGATAGCTTTTTGCACTGCCAACTTTAAGGAAAACAAACGTTCGATTGAAAGCATTACTGAAGAAGAAATAAAAGCTCTGGCTACTTCTGACCACACAAAAGCTCCCCATCCGTCGATGTACTAAATCAGATACTGTTTCGATTATAAAAGTCATATTTCACCAAAATATGGCTTTTTTATTTTTAAAGTGCGATGAATAACCGATTTTAATAATCCGAATACTAATTATATTCATTTTTTAATGCTACGCAAAAACATTGCACACTAATACTTATATCTTTGTAATCAAACGATAGAAAACATGGAACAGTTATACCAGACAATTAATGAAAGAAGAAGACCTGAGGATATAGCTCAGATGATACTGGATATCCGGAAAGATGTTTTGACTCCAAAAGAGTGCAAAATCTTGGAAAAGGCAGCAGCCGGTTCTATCAAAAAAAGTATCTGGGCATACAGTTCCATGGCTGAGACCTTTGCTGAACCCATAGGTGCAAAAAGGCAAATGGATAAAGCGATTGAATTATTTAAACTGGAGACTCAGGATAAATTCAGTTCCCAAAACGCAGAAAGCATCCGTTCTTTTATTGAATTAGTTTCTTCCATCTTGAAAAAAGAACCGGGAGCAAATAACTTTTTAGCTGACAGGATGAACAGACAAACCCGTAAAGAATCGGGGCTCGACTTATCAAAAAGAGCCTACAACAAAAGATGGCGTTTACTGATAAGGCTGGAGAATAAGCTGATGAAATTTATAAGGGAAAGCCGGAAAACTGAATTCCAGAAAATTGCAAAGCACGGCATCATCCATCGTTTGGATTATAGCAACTTTGCTTCCGATGTGGATACCGCCTGTTTTATCGCCTATTATACTTCGCGTTGTAACCTGCGTAGTGAATTCACCATTAATGGTCAGCAAAGAGCTTTCGACGAAATTAGTGAAATACTGTTCAAGCGTTGCCAAAATAACCCGGCAGCCAACTGGTGGGTAATATCCCATGTATATCCGGCTATTGAGGTTTTAAATAAACTGTCTGATGAACAAAAAGGAATCTTACTCGGAGAATGGACTACCATCCTGAAAGATATATCCGCTTTGTTGCAGGAAATCTGGAATACAAGTGACATTAACCTTAAAACCATGGTAGTCAAAAAAGGGAATGACTCTACCA